GGGGCAAGGAACACGAGAAAGAGGCATTTCACTACTTCACTCAGCAGACCGATGACTTCTACACATACTACGGAGCGGAGACATACACCTTCATCACCTATGGCGAATGGGGTGGATATTCACCTGATGCACTTGGCACACACTTGGTTGAAATCAAATGTCCGTTCAATAGCGGAAACCATTTGCAGAACTCATTCATCACCAATAACGAGCAGTTCAAATCTAAACGACCTGAATACTATTGGCAAGTTCAAATGGGTATGGTTGCAACGGAAATGACTGAGGCTTTGTTCTTAAGTTACGATCCACGAATGCCCATCGGCAAGAAGCTCACGCAAACCTTAATCACTTTGGAGGAGGACATCCAAGAAATTATTGATGAGAAGTTGTCTGCGGCTGGAGAACTATTTTTGTCAATCACTAAATAAATCGTTCATTCACCAAGTCAAAGAAAAATATATTTTCATTTGTGAAAGTTATTGTGTTGTTTTGAATCACTATGAAACGCTATAAAGTTATTTACCAAGACAATGAAGACAATGATTTGTACTTCATCCAGTTCTACGCTGCATCACTTGAACAAGCAAACGCATTCGCTTACGAAAAGATGGCGAGTAAGAGTGATGATTCAGTAACTTTCACCATTGAAGAAATTGCATAACTATGGACTTGATATTTTTAATCGTAATCACACCCATCACCATTGCGGTGATGTTCGTGTACTGGAAGTTGAAACAATACTTCAATGACTTTGACAACTTGCCTGAAGCATCACCGTATGAATTTGAAAGGGACAACTACATCCCCGAATTTGATACCTACACGAAAACAATCTACAAGCACAAATTTTACAAAGGAAAAAACAAATAAAAAAACTATGAATCAAATGCAATTATTTGACCAAATGCCGGAAGGTGATTTGGCAATCTTGAAGAAAGCGTGGAGTATCTTGAACAAGTACTTTGCGGAAACAACAACACCAGTTAAGAAAACACGCAACCGAGGGATTCACCGAACGACTCAATTGTGTTTAGACGAAATCAAGTCCGCTTACGGAAAAGAATGGATTCTCAGACACGATGTTCTTTTTAAGGAGATTTATATCAAGCACAAGAAATGGGATGTTTCAAATTTGATTAAAAAATATGTTGAACTTAATCTTATTGAAGAAGTAAGGGACACCAAAAACAAAAACAATAACATCATTAAATTCAGATTCTTATGACAACAATCATCATTCTCGGACTGGCTTTGTTTCTCGCCATTGCCTTGTTCAAAGTCAACGCACTTTCAACAAGAGAAGAAGAACTACAAGATCAAGTGAACAAGTTGAATCGTGAGATCTGGGATTTGCAAACTGAGAATCTCAGTATCAGGTCACAAATCCAATCGGCAAACGATCGTGCTAAAACTTGGGAACTTCACGCCAACGATTTAATTCAAAGTAGAAAAAATGCTCAAAGCTCTGGTCGTAAAGGCATCAATTAATTTCATCATAAAGTGGCGAGTGTATTTCGCAGGAGAACTCCTCGCCACATTTGAGAACGAACAGGATGCTATTGATTACGCAAACTTTATAGATAGACAATGAAGACAACAACGGAATTTATCTTTGAGTTGCTATGGGAAAAAGTCCAAAGCGGTGAGCTGAGGTCTGACATCTACACAACATCAGTCCTGATGGACATAGAACGACAAGCAACCCAGTACGAACCATTCATAAGCCAGGAACACTACAATGACGGATTCAGCAAAGCGAAGGAAATCTATGGATGAGTATGCACTCATTTGGGCAATCGCAGTTCTTCGTGAGGATAGGCGACACACTTGGGACTACATCGGTAAGGAGCTAAACATTAACCCAAAAAGAGCAGCATTTTTATACACTAAAATAAAACCACACTACAACTATGCAAAAATATATCAAAGCAACGATAACGGCGGTAATGATTAACCAGCCGGAAACAAGGGATTGTGATTTCAAACTGATGACGGTGATCTACAAAGGGATGTGCAACGGCAATGACTTCTTCACGATGTTTGAAGCCAAGCAACTACCATCACCCGAAACCATCCGAAGAACACGAGCTCAACTCCAAGAGCATCACGAACATCTTCGTGGGCAGAACTACCAGTCACGCCAAAGATACCAAGTCAAAGTAAAAAAAGATTTGGGATATCCGCAATGATTGATTAAATTTGTTGTGTTAATAGTTGTGTGCGAGACAACTGACAAAGACATTTTGCCCTCGGCAAATACTCAACTCGCACTTGGGTATTTGTTCGGGGGTTTTTTGATTTATGGAAAATATAGGACAAATAGTTAGAAGCAAAAAAACGGGGAAGAGCAGATACACTCCCATCAACAATGATATCTTGCAAAGCTCACAGTTGACTTGTGAGGAAAAAACAATCTTGGTCTATCTATTATCATTGCCTGAAGATTGGGTGGTTTATAAGACCGTCATTTGGCAGAAAATGAACATAGGTAGAAACCGATTCAATACCCATTGGAAAGGATTGGTCGACAAAGGGTATATCGTTTCAGTTCGTGTGATTGATGCTGAAACAAATCTCGTGCGTGGATGGAATCATATTGTCTATGAAGAACCAGTACTGACCGAATGTCGGATTGACCAACCGTCGGACTTACCGAATCTCGGACTGTCCGAAAACCATACTATATATAAAGAAGACATTCCACAAAGTAATAATTTAACAAAAGAAAGAGAGGAAGACAAACCAAAACTTACTCCCTATGTATCAAAAAATACAATTAAAAGAACACCAACTGAACAAGAATGTATTGATGAGTTTATACTAAAAGGTGAATCAATCAGCGAGGCGGTTGCTTTTTTTCATTATTGGGAATCACTCAATTGGCAAAGGGGTAATCAGAAAATTCAAAAATGGAAATCGTGTGTAGTGAGTTGGATTGCAAAATCAAAAACTTTTAACAAAAATAATACGAGTAATCAACAAATAATCCACCGAAGTAAGTTTAATTTGAAAGACTATGAACTCTGAGCAATATATACTTTCCCAACTTTTGTTTTATGACCAAACAAGAGCAATGCTTCCACGCATCAAATCGCAATGGTTTGAAGACAAGCTAAACAAACGCATCATTGAGGCAATGTTGGAGATGTACATTAACAACGACCCCATTGATGTTCTGACTTTGGGCAGATTATTCAAACGGGAAGAGATGATCTACATTGTTCGCTTGACTCAAGATGTATACGGGATGCCAAACATCAGCAGTCACCTGCCCGAACTTGAACACAAGTACCTGAAGAAGGAATTCTTGAACAACCTTTCTACTTTGGATTTGGCAACCGACTTGAAAGAATTGCTCACCAATGTCCAAACGATGATAGACAACACCAAGTTCACAAGCATCAACGACCCTGTTCAGATTACACAAGTTACAAACAAAGCCGTTGATACAATCATTGAAGCCGTGAAGCGTGGTGATCAACTAACCGGTAGACCAACGGGATGGGTTGGACTGGATAGGATGTTAGGCGGATGGAATCCCGGTGATTTAGTTGTGATGGCTGCAAGACCTGGTCAAGGTAAAACGGCACTCGCTCTTACTTTGATGTGGGAGTTTGCCAAGCGTGATGGGAAAGGTTTGTTTGTATCGTTGGAGATGAGTAACGACCAAATTGCCAAACGATATTTATCATTGATCACCGACATCTCAAGCTGGAAGATTAGGAATGCGACATTGAGAGAATACGAAGTGGATATCATCATTGACAAAGCCAACAATCAGACAGTGCAATTCTTCATTGACGATGACCCCAACTGCTCAATTATGCAAATCAAATCCAAAGCCAAGATACATAAAGCTAAACACGGACTTGAGTTGTTGGTGATTGATTACATCCAGTTGATCAAAGGAACAAAACAAAACAGGGAGCAAGAAATTGCAGAGATATCCCGAAACCTAAAATTGCTTTCTAAGGAACTAAACATCACCGTGATAGTGTTGGCTCAGTTATCACGCAAATGTGAGGAGAGAGCGGACAAGAGACCTATGCTGAGTGATATCCGAGAAAGTGGAAGTATTGAACAAGATGCGGATGTCGTTATGTTTCCCTTCCGACCGGCATACTATTCAGGTGAGAAGCTTGAGAAGGAAGATGCTGAATTGATTATCGCAAAGAACAGGCACGGAGAATGCCACACGATAGACACCACCTTTATTGGATCACGCACAATGTACGAAGAACGACTATGAGAAAGTATTGGACAACGGAAGAGGTGAATGAACTCGTACGCTTATATCCTACGACATTGACGAAGGATCTGGCGAAGATATTTAATTGCAAAGTGAGTCAAATTTATAACCGTGCAAACAAAATGGGATTGCACAAAGACCAGGAATGGTTGATGCAATACTACAAAGACAACTACAAGGGTCATCCGAATACACATTTCAAAAAGGGAATGACATCTTGGAACAAAGGGATGAAAGGATTAAACATCGGTGGTGGAATAACTCAATTCAAAAAAGGACATCAACCACACAACACCAAACAAATTGGATTCCGTTCACTTCGGGATGGATACCTGGTTGAAAGAATAGATGTCGGATTTGAGTTTGTTCACAAGCTACTTTGGAAAGAGCATCACGGAGAAATACCACCAGGAATGTTTGTCGTGTTCAAAGACCGCAACAAGCAGAACATCTGCATTGAAAACTTGGAGGTCATTGACCGAGTGGAACACATCCGAAGAAACCACATACAAAATCTACCACCAGAATTGAAAGAAGTAATTCACATCAAAAAACAAATAACAAGAAAAATAAACAGCTATGGCAAGAAATAAAATGACCGACCTACGAGATCACCTTTTTGAAGTATTGGAAAAATTAAGAGATGGTGAGATTGACATTGAAACTGCACAAACGATGGCAGATGTTTCACAAGTGATTATCAACTCAGCCAAGATTGAAGTTGACTTCATCAAAGTAACTGGCAGTACATCGGATTCAGGATTTATCCAACTCGGTGAACACAATCAAAAACTACTATGAAAACAATAACTATAACTGAAGAACAATTAAAAACATTAATCGCACAATCTTATAGCGGTGGATGGCACGATGGACAAGATGCAATCATTATGAGAATTGAGCACATTGATAAAGGTGGGGATGAACTCGGGGAACAATGGTATTCAACTATGGTTATAAGTGAGCTTGTAGAATTAGGGCTGTTATGATTGATTACCAGGAGATGCACCTGTTGAAGCAAGAAGTCAAACGGCTCAAAGGTGTAATTGCACAACTGAACGATTCACGGATGCGAGAGATCAAGAAACTCAAAGACCAAATCGTGAACCCACGATGCAAGATCAACGAGATTGATGCCGAATGGACTGAAGCAATGAGGGTGGTGTGCATCATCTACGATGTTACTCCCGATGAGATACTGGAGAAGGTCAGAAGGCAAGGCATAATGGATGCCCGTCATTTGTTTTGTTATCTTTGCAAAAAGCATTTGCGGATGACCTACCTTTCCATCGGTCAGGTACTGCACCGTGATCACTCAACCATCATCCATTCCGTTCAAACCTATGAAGACCTGATCACCTATGACAAATCAATCAATCAATTCTATGTTGAGGCTTTATCCTTATTGGGTCTGCACCTCCACGAAAGGTCTAAGCTCCTCAATCAGTATAGTCCAATCTGAGGAGGAAGCGTTACGCATCAAGAAAAAATACGAAAAAGATGGTTATATTTGCATTATTGAAAAGAAAAGTTGACAAAAGCGGATATCATATTGGAGTTATCCAAAGCCGATTGGCTGAGGAAAGCAACGAAGAACATCGCTAAGAACAACGAACTTGCCAACGAACTGTATCAATACTTTTTTTTAACCATCCTTGAAAAACCTGATAACTATGTTGAGAAGTTGCACCGAGAAGGATATCTCCAGTTTTGGGCAATCCGCACTCTTTACCTTTGTATCAACGGCAACAGGCATCCCTTCGCAGAATCTCGCATATACGATCAGTATGATGTCTATGAGCTGGACTTCCCCGAAGAACCCGACCTACTATTTGAGAGAGAGCAAGAAGAACAAATTGAATCAAACCGAATTAACAAAATAAACCAGGTAACTGACACAGCATATTTCTATGAACGAGAACTATTCAAACTTTGGTGCAGCGGAATGTCAGCAAGAGCCATCCACCGCCAAACCGATATATCAGTTCGTGAAGTGCTAAGAGTAATTAAACTAATGAAAGAAAGATGTACAACGAAATAATTGGAATTGCTTGTCTAAGCATCATCATCGTCAACTTCGGCAAACCAGCCGACCTACTGAAACGCTATCTCTACGGAAGCGACTTCTCCAAATGGAAACGAATGAAACCACTTGATTGTGCTTTCTGCTTATCGTGGTGGTTGGGTTTGTCTTTTTTTATATACACCTACGGACTTGTGGGTATCTTATACGCATCCATCGCAACCGTAATCGTTGCACTCCTTGAAACAAAACTATGATAGAATTCATCCAGTCACTTCGCCCGGCATACGAGATCTACAAAAAGACACTCGTGTTCCAATTAACCCCTGAGCAATCCGCACAACTGCAGAATGTACATCGAGAGATATTTGGTCGCAATGTTCCCAACTGTTCAACCTGTGTGATTGAGTCGGTGTTCTCACTTTTGATATGGGCAGACCAAAAAGCATTGGAGTTGGCACAACTTGCCGATGATGAGCAGAAACCAAAGAGGAGGAGAAAGAATGAGCAATAAACAACAAACGGCAGTGGAGTGGTTAATTGAAAAGTGTGCTTGTGCAGATTTGAGACCTGAACTTTGGGAGATCATCAAACAACAAGCCAACGCAATGCACAAGGAGGAAATAAAAATTGCATATTATAATGGGATGACCGATGAAATTAAAACAAAGGACGAATTACTTTTGGATGCAGAACACTACTACAACGAAACATACGGAGAACTATGAAAAAACTATTTATAATATTCCTATTTTCAGGATGCTATCAAAATAAAACAGAGCATAAGTTAAAAGTTACAGATACAACAATCTACTATGATAGTATGATTTTAATAAATGAATCCCCTTAAACTAAAACTATGCAAACATTAGCTACAATAATGCCACAAGACCATATCGTTGACACCAACGAAATGATATGAAACCCCACACCAAAATGTACCTAAACCATTTCGGATATGACATTAGTGACTTCATTCCTTGCGAGGTGTGTGGCAAAACTGCCATTGACATCCATCACATTGAAGCGAGAGGAATCGGAGGGAGCAAAGAGGCAGACAACATTGAAAACTTGATGGCGTTATGTCGTGAGGATCACATTAAGTTTGGGGATAAAAAACAACACAAGGAGTGGTTGAAATCCATTCACGAACAAAGATTGTCAATGGCAAAATAAATTCGTAATTAATTCGTAAAATGGCAACACAAGTACCAGGAAGAAACGGAGGAACTTTGACACGACCTGACAAAGGTGAAGTGTTGAATCCGAACGGCAGACCAAAGAAGCTCATCACATTGATGAAGGACATCGGATACACCAAAACACAAGTTGAGGAAACGATGTTGTCAATGCTTTCGCTATCACGGAAAGAACTGGAGAAGATAGACAAAGGGGATGAGTACACAATAATGGAACGCACGATTGCCGGTGCATTGCTGAAGGGTCACGACAAAAACTCCCTGTTCAACTTGGAGATGTTGCTCACACGATCACAAGGCAAACCAAAGGAAACCATTGACCAAACAATAGAATCAAAGAACTTCACAATAACACTAAATTTAGATGAGAGCAAACTGGAGAGATCAGAACATCCTACCACCTGAGGATGAAAGATTGTGCATCGTGCATTCGGTCAAAGGACTGAAACACCTTGCCCGTTTTATTGAAGGGGATTGGGTAGATGAGTATGAATTAACGGTGATTAATATGTTGTACTGGATGCCCATCCCGTTATTACCAAACGAATGAAAGTAATTCAATCAGGGCATCTCGGTGATTTGATCTATTCACTTACGGCAACCAAGCGAGTTGCGGAGTTGCACGGTGCGGTAGATTTTCACATCGGATTCCGTGAGCAGAATACTGTTTCCGGGCATCCAAGCGGAGGATACTGTATGAACTTAAAATCATACGAATACATCAAACCTTTGCTTGAGCATCAATCGTACATTAAAAGCGTTCAGATGCACTCACACCCCGACATTGATTATGACTTTGATAAGTTTAGGAATCACAGGTTGAATCTCGCTGCTGGTGATTTGAGGCGTAATCAGTTTCTTGTGTACCCGGAATTGATGTCCGACCTTCACGAACCTTGCATTGAAGCGACTGAACCTATCCCATACTTTGCGGACAAGATACTTTTGAATTTTACATCTCGTTATCGCAATTACGACATCAACTATTTCCCACTCAAAGAACACAAGTGCGTTTTCTTTGGCTATGAAGATGAGTACAATGCATTCACGGATAGATGGCAGTTAGATTGTGAACTATTGAAATGCCAAGATGCTTTGATGTTGGCAACCATTGTCGGCAGTTGCAAGGCATTCATCGGAAATCAGTCAAGCACTTACGCCATTGCAGAACAAATGAAGGTAAAACGATTGCTTGAGATATGCGTTCACTCACCGAATGTCATCCCCATCAACAATGGCTTTGACTATGTAACGAATCAAGCTTTTAATCACCTACTGAAAACTCTATGAAATTACTGATATTAACTGACGGAATGAATGGTGTTGTTTACCACCGACTATTCACGCCACACTTACGGATGCAACTTGACGGACAAGCGGATGTCAGCGTTTGCCAATCACAAGAGGAATGGCTCACACTTGATTACACCCAATTTGATGTGATCATCTTCTCACGATGGCTTGGTGCAAAGCATTATGATGTGTTGAAGAAGATTGCTGATTCAGGCACTCCCTATGTCGTGGACATTGACGATTATTGGGTGCTACCAAAATACAACCCTGCATATTGGAACTATCGCAAAGGAATCAAGCAAGGCGTAAAGGATGCCATCAATTACGCTGATGCGGTGATTACCACAACTCCAGCACTTGCCAAAGAGATTCGGCAGATCAACGAGAATGTGACTGTTGTTTCCAATTGCCTTGACCTAACCCACAAACAATGGGAAGCCGAACCACAACCAAGAACCGACAAAGTGAAGGTCGGATGGGTGGGTGGAGTTACACACGAGGAGGACTTGAAGCTCATTGCTGAGGAGATCAAAGGAATGGACATTGAGTTCTACATCTGCGGTTATACACCAGGAGAGATTTGGAATCGGATTGCCAAGAGTATGCCCGATGCTAAGATTGTTGAAGGCACAACCGTGTTTGAATATGGTGAGGTGTACAAGCACTTTGACATCGTGGTTGCACCCTTGCAAAATACCAAGTTCAACAACTGCAAATCTGAGCTGAAAATACTGGAAGCGAGTGCCTACAAAAAGCCAATCATTTGTTCTGCCGTCTTGCCTTACCTCTATCACACCGCAAACGATGGGGTGCTATTTCTTCCACGCAATCAATGGAGATCAGGCATTCAGAAGTTGATTGATGCCGGTCACGGAGTTCGTCAGTCAATGGGTCAAAGCAACTACGACTACTGCAAAAAGCATCACAACCTTGAACTCCACAACCTAACCCGATTGCAGTTATACAAATCGTTGTGCAAATAAACTACACACGACCATATCTAACCAACTACCAAAAGGACATCCTTGATTGCGATGCCCGTTTCACGATTACGGCTGCGAGTACCAAGACAGGCAAGACGGCATCACATATCATTTGGCTCTTTGAACAAGCACTCCAATGCAAGGATGGGCAGTCGGTGTGGTGGGTTGCTCCAGTATACCAACAAGCGGAGATTGCATTCCGCAGGATGAAGAACCAAGTCACGGACAAGAACTTCTTTATCAGCAACGAAACCAAACTATTGTTGACCTTACCAACGGGTGCAAGGATAGAATTCAAATCGGGTGAGAAACCGGACAACCTGTACGGAGATGATGTGTACGCTGCCGTGATTGATGAGGCATCAAGGATGCGTGAGGAATCGTGGTATGCACTCCGTTCAACGCTGACCGCTACACAAGGCAAGTGCAAACTCATCGGGAATGTCAAAGGCAAAAAGAACTGGTTCTACAAATTAGGAGAGAGAGCAAGGCAAGGAGAATCCGAATACAAGTATTTCAAAATTACGGCATACGATGCTGCAAGGGAAGGCATCATCTCAGAGAAAGAGATTGAACAAGCGAAGCGAGATCTACCTGATTATGTCTTTCGGGAACTCTACCTTGCAGAACCAGCTGATGACAAATCAAATCCCTTTGGCTTGGATGCAATCCGCAAATGTTACCGACCTATTTCATCAATGCCAGTTGTCGCTTGGGGTGTGGATTTGGCAAAGTACTCGGATTACACGGTGATCATCGGACTGGATGCAAACAACTGTGTGTGTTTCTGCGAAAGATTCCAAGCGGATTGGTCAGTCACTCAAGCGAGGATTGTTAAACTCATTGGAAACACACCATCGTTTGTGGATTCAACTGGTGTTGGAGATCCTATCGTTGAACAACTTCAGCGACTTTGTCAAAGGGTCAAGGGATTCAAGTTCACAAGCCAAAGCAAACAACAGTTGATTGAGGGACTCGTGATGTCAGTTCAGCAAACCGATGTGTTCTTTCCTGAAGAACCGATTGGAAGTGAGATGGAGAACTTTGAATTTGAATATACAAGAACGGGTGTGCGATATACTGCACCGCCCGGACTACACGATGACTGCGTGATGGCTCTTGCACTTGCCGTTGATTGCAAAGCTCATAATAGACCAGGCACTTTTTACTTCGCATAATATGAATTGGAACAACATAAACATCCACCAACTGCAAGAGATTCACTCTTGTCGTGATATGTCTGACCTTGAGAGGCAGATGAACATCCTTGCCATCGCTTTGAATCTTTCAATGGATGAGGTAGAGTCAATGACATTGGACAAGCTCACAATTGAGTTTGCAAAGTTGTCGTTTCTCAATGACCTACCAAAAGCACCCATTCAATTTATGTTCAAACTGCGTGGTCGTTACTTCCGTTTAGCCAAAACGCCAAACGAGATGTGCGGTCACCACTTCATTGAACTCCAGCAGGTATTCAACGGAGATGTGATTGAGTCGTTGAACAAGATTGTTGCCTTGCTTTCGGTTGAGGTGGATTTTTTTGGAAGGAACAAGAAGGTCGTTGATGCTCAAGCCCACTATGAGGACAAATGTGCGTTGATGATGCACTTGCCTGTTCCACTTCCGTACACCTATGCTCTTTTTTTTTTGGAAGTTTATCCCGAATTATTGAAAAATATCCTCTCCTCTTTGACGGATCAGATGAAGGAGATGAAAGAGCAGTTGACCCAAGTCCAATAGTTTGGCTGGAGATAGTTGACAAGATTGTCAAAGGTGATCGCACCAAATGGGATTTCATTCTTCAGATGCCGTTGATTGAGTTCTTGAATTCAATGGCATTCTACAAAGCCAAGACCAAAGAACGGCAGAAGCGTTTGGAGGATGCTGCCGGGAAAGGATTCAATCCGTACATCGTGGCTTGTTTGAACGAGATGATTTGAAACGAATGAGGCAATCGGCTATTTTTTAGCGTGGCTCTATCAATCACCCAACAACCCGACAGTTACCATCCTGGATTCAACGACACGAACTTTGTCATCACGGAATCTTCAGGTGGTATCTACACAAAAGACAATTTCAAGTTCATTGCAAATGTCAAAGTCGCAGCGACATCCGTTGCCAAACTAAAAGCACCCATCTATTTTGGAAGTACAAACAAGGGGGTGTTCAACATTGGTCGCATAATGGAGAGTTATGTGAGCAACAACTGGTCGTTCACGGATACATCACCAAGCGGTTGTGTGGATTCATTCTCGGATTACGAGGTGGAGTTTGGGTATGAGTATTCAGCATCAGCAACGGGAACAATCACGGAGTATCTTGACTTGACTTCCGCAACTGGAACTGTTTGGAATGCTGCCTTGAATCCCTTTGATTTGGTCACCTACGCACAAGCTCAATATCTTGCCACATCATCATCAGCAAAGTTCTTGACCAATGTCAGAACGAGATACATCCATCGCACTCAGAAGGATTGGCTCTATGCTTTGAAAGGTGATGCCACAAGCGTTGTAATAACTTACTCCGATGCAAGTACCCAAACATTCACATTGCCTTCGTCTAAGGTCGTGAGAATACCTGTGGGAAGCCAACTAACAATACCCGGTGCAGCAACCTTCTTTGATGTCGTCTTGAAACTCGGTGGAACTGAAAAATCGGAAACCTATCGCATCAACATAAAAGACGAGTGCAGTAAATACGAAACAACGGATATCTTCTTTATGAACCGACTCGGTGGATTTGATTCCTTCCGTTTTAATATGGTTAGACGAGATACATTTGAGGTTGCACGAAAGCAATTCCAATCCAATCCGTACTCGCTCGGTGCAACATACGGTTATGACACAAGCGTTCGCACACGATCAAACTATCATACAACTGCAAGTCAGAAAGTGAAGCTCACATCAAACTGGATTGATGACACCGAATCCGTTTGGTTGCGTGATCTAATTGAATCACCGGTGGTCTATATGTATGACGGTACTTTGTATGCGGTCAACATTGACAATGCCAACTATGAGCAGAAGAAAGGTGTTCAAGACAAGTTGTTCAACCTTGAACTTGATGTTACCTTGTCGTTTGCTGACAAATCACAACGACTATGATCAGGTTATTAGTTAATAACTCACCAGTTGACCTATCGGACAACTTTGACATTCTCATCTCCAAGTCAATTGCTGACATCAAGTCACCTGAAACAAGGTCAAGTGAGTGGACAAAGACGGTTGTGATTCCTGGTACTCGTGCTAACAACAAGTTATTCTCTCACATCTTTGAGGTTGAACAAACCATTCAAGGCACAACGCAGTTTGCACCTGACTTTAATCCGAATAAGAAAGCGGATGTGGTGGTGTTGCTTGACGAGGTCGAGCAGTTGCGTGGATTTATCAGGTTGATTCAAATCAATGTGCTGGATTCAACGGACATCCAATATGAATGTTCACTACACGGACAAACGGCAGATCTATTCACGACCATCGCAGACCGCAAATTGAATGTGTTGAACTTCAGCGAATACAATCACACATTGTCAAGTGGCACGGTGATAAATTCTTGGGATACAAGCATTGTCAAGAACGCAACAACTCAAGCGTTTGCCTATGGTGAAGGTTATTTGTACGCCCTGATAGACAAGGGATATTCAACGGTGAGAAACATCAATCGCTTTGATGTGCCATCAATGACTCCTTGCCTGTATGCCAAGACCATCGTTGACAAGATATTCACAAACGCTGGTTATTCATACACGAACGATTCATTCTTCAACAATGACCGATTCAAACGCTTAGTGATTCCACCACCAAACGGATTGCTTGTTGATGCAATCACATTGGAACAACGAAGGTTCAAAGCAGGTAGATCAAGCAGTCAACTTTTGCTAACTGGTGGTACATTGATTTTTGATGTTGATTCAGGTGGTAACTTTTACGACAACGGCAATAACTACAACACAACTACCGGTGCTTACATTGTACCTGCTGGAGGGAACTATGTCTTTGAAGCATACTTGGAACTTTTGTTGAGTAACATATTCCCGTCAATACTCACCACTACTTTCGGAATTGGTATTGGAATATATGTTAATGATAAGCTGATTAAAAAATCACTTGTTGGAAATACGATTGGAGGAACTCGTGCGTATCACCTACATTTTGACTTGCAGAATCTACTGGTTGGAGATAGCGTCAAATTAAAAATGATGGGGGTGTATAATGTTGTTAATAACTATCAATTAACTGATGCCCAATTCACATTGGCAATGGTTGTCAATTCATTCTTGGAAAACAACTGTACTGGGTTTAATTATGGGTATGGGTCAACAACGGATTTTGCTCAGTTCTTAAACTCCGAAGTCAAGCAATCCGATATGCTGATGAGCTTTGTCAAGATGTTCAACTTGTACATTGAACCAAGCCAAGACCAGCCGAAGATACTTCGCATCGTTCCCCGTGATGATTTCTACAATGGTGTGAATGTGGATTGGACAAAGAAGTTGGACTACTCGCAACCAGTTGAGATTGTTCCGATGGGTGATCTTGATGCAAACCCTTATGTTTTCACATACAAAGAGGGAGCAGATACATCCAACAAAGAATATCAAGAAATGTATCAATCAACTTATGGCTCACGCACATACAAGATTGACAATGACTTTGTAAAAACGGAGAAGAAGATTGACATTGTGTTCTCGCCTACCCAAATCAAGAACTACAACAACAACCAAAAGAACTTTGTGTTGAGTTATGTGGAATCTGAGAAGGATGGTGATTTGAGGATAATGTATTATGGTGGTTTGCAATCCGATGTATATTGGGATTTGTTGTTGTTTTCATATATGGATTCCATCGTATATCCGCAAACCAAATTGCCGATAACGATTCACTACGATTCAGTTACTGCACCGACCTTTGACATTCTATTTGGTATGCCGAAAGAATTGGGTGTTGGTGCTGGTTATCAATACGGCAATTTTAATCTTGTCACAAATTTCTATTATCGTTTCATCACGGAGATCACCAATAAGAACTCTAAAATTGTACGAGCTTATTTCAGAATCACACCATCGGATTGGTACAACTTGCGATTTAACAACTTGTATTTCTTTGAAGGTCAGTATTGGAGATTGAACAAGGTCAGCGATTACAATCCGGTTGAAGAAGGTGTTTATGAGTGCGAATTTCTTTTGGCTCAGTTCATCCCACCGGCAACACAAACCATAAAAGTGGTGGGTGCTGGAACGGCTGGAGGTGAGCAAGTAGAAACCTATGGTGATTTGTATCCAGCAGGTAACTTTCCATTCAAACCGGGCATCAAAGGCATCAGCGTTGGCACAAGTCAAAGCGATGGAAGTGGTGTGTTTGTGGGAACGGGAATTGTCCAATCTCCAATCAACATCAACAACTCAGGACTTGGAGTGATTGACACCGTCTTTGGGGTGGGCGTTGATGGAAGTGTGGCTCTTGTCTGCACGGACTTTGAAGTCACCAAATCCGATACACTCTACATTGGAAACTTTGAGATGTATCCATCTTTTTTGAGTGGAGGTTCGGTCAAGACGGTAACGGCAAACACAACGGCAACAAAAGACGATAGATTGTTTTTGGTTGATACCACAAGTGGAAGCAAGACAATCACCTTGCCTGATCCAACGGGTTTAAGCGGGAAACAATTTGTAGTGAAAAAATTAACTTCCGCACATACCATCACCGTTGATACAACTGGAACGGCAAAGATTGACGGTGCGGATACACATTCAATCAATCAACATTGGGCATCACACATCTTTGAAACTGATGGCGTGGATTACTTCATAATAGCAGAAAAATAATGGCACTAAACGCAACGATTGACTTAACCGTCAAAAAGCCCGACTTCAAATCAATGAAGGCGGAGATTAGAGAACTAACAGTCGCAGCTCAACAGGCGGTGATGCAGTTCGGTGAGTTCTCACCTGAAGCCGTCAAGGCAGAGAAGGCACTTGCCGGTGCGAAGGATAGGATGGATGATTTCAATGATCGTGTGAAAGCGGTGAATCCCGACAAGTTTGCCAAATTAAATACAGTTGTTTCGGGTGTTGCCAATGGATTTGCAGCAGCACAAGGGGCAATGGCATTGTTCGGAAACGAATCGAAGGACTTTGAGAAGACGATGATTAAGTTGCAAGGGGCAATGGCGTTGTCACAAGGTCTTGAAGGATTGGGAAAGATTCAACAACAATTCGGTGCAATCTTCAAAGATGTTGTCAGCGGTGCAAAGAAAGCATTTGCAGCAATCAAAGCCGGTATCGGTTCAACAGGTATCGGATTGATCTTGGTTGCTCTTGGTGCTATTGTGGCATATTGGGATGACATCAAAGAGGCGGTGAGTGGTGTTGATTCCGAGCAAAAGAAACTTTTAGCAGATTCCAAAGCACAAGAAAAAGTTGAACAAGACAAACTTGATACATTAAACGGACAAGATAGCATATTGAAGTTGCAAGGATTGACCGAAGAAGAAATTCTCAAACTTAAAATACAACAAACGAGTGCGGTCATTACCCAACTTGAGGCACAATTATCCGCCCAAGAAACGATGAAACAAGCTCAGATGGATGCTGCTCAAAGAAACCAAGATATCCTAAAAGGAGTAATTGAGTTCTTGACATTTCCTCTTACAATGTTGCTCACGACAATTGACAATGTTGGAAAAGCATTGGGACAAGATTTCGGATTACAAGATGCATTTAGTGGCACTTTGGCAAAAATGGTGTTTGATCCAAAGTCAGTAGAAAAGGAAGCCAATGTTGCAATCGCAGAAACCAAAAAGCAACTGAACACCCTAAAGAACACAAACGCAGGGTATCAACTTTCAATCAATGCCATTCATACAAAAGCAGCGGAGGACAAAAAGAAGATTAACGATGATGCTGCACAAACGGAATTGGATGATGCTGCGAAACTTGCTGATGAGAAAAAGAAAATCACCGATGATACATTGGCAGCGGAAGCATCGGCAAGGGATGCAGCACGACAAAAAGAACTGGCGTTATTAACGGATGAAGGCGAGAGAATAGACAAAGAGTATACCAACAAATTAGCCGCACTTGAAGAAGCGAAAGCAGCAGAACTAAAAGCCATCGGTGACAATGCAGAAGCCAAAGCAGCCATTGAGCGAAAGTATGATGACTTGAAAATCGTTGCACTTACGGAACTGGATGCAGCGGAACTGAAACTTGCAGAGGAAACGGCAGCGAAGAACAAGGATTTACTTGAGAAAGAAACGGCAGATAAAGCGGATGCAGCAGCGAAAGCACTTGCAGCTGATGAGGCAATGAAGCAATCCAAACAGGATTTGTTTGATGCATCGGTAGGTTTGGCAAACGCAATCATCGGACTTGCTGGTGAGCAATCAAAGGTGGGCAAGGTATTGGCATTATCTACAATCGCAGCGGATACGGCAATGAGTATCTCAAACGCAATGACCACTACAACATCACCATCACCGGACAATGTCGCCACAGGTGGTATTGCTGGTATTGCAAAATATGTGGCACTTGCTGCGATGATTCTGAACAATGCAAAGAGAGCCAAAGATATTCTGAAAGGTGGTCAGCCATCCGCATCAGCACCAGCACAAATGAACGGAGGTGGAATGCCACAAATGTCAGCACCAAGAATCAGCTCATCTCTCCCAACAGTTGGGCAATTTGATACCAAAGTATTTGTGACTGAAGGTGACATCCGAAGAACAACCGATCGTGTGGATACTACGAGAAAAGTGTCCGTTGTCAAATAGTGCTATTTAAGAAAGATGAAGTTACCAGTATACCGATTAGACATCAACGAGTTTGACGATGAAACAGGCATTGAGTTTGTTTCGCTTGTAGAAACTCCAGCCATACAAAAGGACTTTCTTGCATTTGAAGATTATGCAAGTTACACGGATTATCCTGAAGGTGCGAAAGCAAATGCCGAAAGAGGTATCCGATTGAACGAGGAGAACGGCAACAAGTGTGCAACTCAAGTCGGCAAAGTAAGAGGTCAACAATTGGCACAAGGGGAAGCCATCTCGGATGAAACCGTTCAAAGGATTTATTCATACCTATCAAGAGCGAAGGAATACTACAACCCCGATGATGACACCGCTTGTGGGACTATCTCTTATTTGTTGTGGGGTGGTGAAGAGATGTTGAGTTGGACTGAACGCAAATTGTCAGCAAGTAAATTCGCTATTCAAGACGAGGAGAAACGAATCGTTACTGGAGCAGCAATGATTGCTGATCTACCAATCTACCGAAGGGACGATGTTCGTGGTGAATACTATGTGGTATTTGACAAGGAGAGCATTTTCAAGATTGCAAAGAAGTGGGCAAGGTCAAACAAGTACGATGCGGTGAACACACATCACAAAACACCAATCGCTGATGGCGTGAGTTTATTTGAATCATACATCATTGATCGTGAACGGGGCGTGATGCCACCGAAGGGATTTGAAGAGGTTGCCGATGGTTCTTGGTTTGTTTCATACCTTATTGACAACGAAGAAGTGTGGGCAAAGGTTAAGTCAGGCGAGTTCAAAGGATTCTCAGTTGAGGGTGTTTTTGACTTTCCCGTTGACGCTGATGAACAACTCCTTGAGCAAATGAAATCAATCCTTTCCCAATGGAATGGCAAGTAAAATTGCAACACTTACAACTAAAAACTAATTAATATACAAATGAACGCAAAAGAAACATTGAAAGAAATCCGCACTATGCTCGGATTCTCTGACGAAGAAATCAAAGTCGAGATGGCAACCGCCACATTGACTGATGGAACTGTAATCACTTACGAAGGCGAATTGGCGGTAGGAACTGCCATCTTCGTTCAAACTGCTGAAGGTGATATCCCAGCACCTGATGCAACTCACGAGGTTGAAGGTGGATTGTTGGTGACAACTGTTGACGGAATCGTTACCGAGATTGTTGAACCTGAAGTTGAGATTGAAATTGAAGCTGAAGAGTTTGCAACAGTATCTGCATTCAACGAAGTAGTTGCCAAGATGGAAACTGCCATTGCTGAATTGACTGCTAAGGTCGCAACATTGACTGCATCTAACAACACACACAAAGAAGCAATGAGCAAAGCAATCGACTTGATCGAGAAAGTTGCTGACTTGCCTTCAGAAGAACCAACCAAAACTCCCGTTTCAAACAAGAAGAATGATCAGTTTGAAGCATTGAAAAGATTAAAAAACTCACTAAATAAATAAACTAAAACTATGGCATTTTCAGTCGGATCTCTCGTTAATTACAACAACGAACAATCAACAGACTTGTTGGTTAAAGCATTGTTCAGCGGTAAAACTGCTGCCGCAATGTACGCTGCAAATCAGGTGCAGGTAGGTGTTAAGTCATCTGCTGCCTTGAACATCATCGCTTCAACTGTATTCTTTCAAGCCGATGGCTGCGGATACAATCCAAGTGGTACAACTACCTTCACTCAGCGTAACATCACCGTTGGTGCTGTGAAAGTTGAAGAAACTTTATGTCCTAAAACTTTGGAAGCAAAGTGGATGCAAACACAAATTATGCCTGGTTCACCAACAATGATTCCTTTCGAAGAGCAAATTGGAAACGAGAAGGTAGCCGTGATTGCACAAACTTTGGAAACTGCTCTTTGGCAGGGTGATACTGCAAGTGGTAATCCTAACTTGAACCGCTTTGATGGTTTGAACAAGATCATCTCTGCTGCATCTCCAACATTGGCAAACGCTGCCCCAACAACTTTCACAACTGTAACTTCTGCAAACATTGATGAAATCTTGGATCAAGTTTATGCAAACATCCCTGCTGCCGTTGCTGAGAAAAGCGACTTGGTTTGCTTCTTGGGAATCGATGCTTACAAATTGATGTTGGTAAACTTGAAGAACGCTAACTTGTTTCATTATGTTGCTGATGCAGCTACTACAATGGAGATGGTGTATCCTGGTACTAATATGAAGTTGATCGGAGTTGGTGGTTTGAACGGAACAAACAAGATTGTTGCTGGTTCATTGTCTAACTTCTTCTTAGGAACTGACCTTGCAAATGAAGAAGAAATCACAAAGCTGTGGTATTCAGAGGACTCAGACGAAGTGCGTTTCCGTTTGACTTTCAAGTATGGTGTGCAAGTTGCATTCCCATCTGAAGTTGTTTATTTCACCCTTTAATCTAAAAAATTAATATGGCTTGTCTGCTGACTTCCGGATTTACACTTGATTGCAAGGAAGCAATCGGTGGAATTAAAAGCATCCATCTGATTAGTTGGACTGCTTCAAAGTTTACCGTTGTTAGTGGTGTAGTTACTGCAACAACTGTTGTAAGCGGCGATGTTTACACTTACGAGCTACCGAAAGCAACCGGCTCAATGACAAACACTACAAATGTTTCGATTGAGAACGGCACATCTTTCAACCAAGCTGACATTGCGTTCAAACTTCGCAGATTGTCAACTACCAAACGCAACGAGATGAAACTTCTTGCACAAGGTCGTTGCTATGCAATCGTGAAAACGAACAACGATGAGTATTGGTTGGCTGGTAAGGACTTGGGTTGTGATGTGACTGCAATGGTCAGCAACACAGGAACTGCGATGGGTGACTCTACTGGATATGAGGTGACTCTATCCGCCATTGAAGCTGAAGCACCATTCTTGCTTCAAGCATCGGTAGTAACAACATTAGGCATTTAATTCTGCTTGATTCATAGAGAGAGGGGGTGGGCATTTGCTCACCCTTTTTTGTTACATAAAAGACAACTCGCTATTTTCTTTTGATGTTGTTGATTACAAAAGCCGAATCCAAAAATTGGTATTTAACTCTGACCGAGAAAGTCACGATTGCCAATCCTAAATTTCTATTTAGTATGACGCATTTGTTGACTGATCAAGTAGTCAATGTAATCTTGGCAGACATCTCCACACAAACGGAGAGATACAACAAATTTGCAGTAGTTGAAGGAACGACATTCACTCTCTTGAATGGCGAGTACGAATATAAAGTTTACGCACAAACATCAGCGGTCAACACGAATCCTGACCTTGCGAATGAGCTTGTAGAAATCGGAGTTTTGAAATGTCAGTTAGTTGACCAACCTGAAGTGTTCTATTCACCAGCGTGAACAAGCAACACAACATATTGCCAACATCACCGGTTGATGCATTCTTTGGGTTAGCGACTCAGAGTGGTGATTTGTTGCTCACTCAAGATTATGATTTTCTTGGATTTGATGGCATTGCTTTCATTGATTCAAAAGAATACAATCCTACGCTTGTTGAAAAACAAAATAGCGTGAGTGTGAGTGATATGAATTATACTCCTAATTTAAGCGAGCGAATCATATCGCCTCAAATCTATCAATATCTTATTACAAATTCAAACGACTTCTTACGCACGCAAGACGGTAATTTCATAATACTATGAGCAACAAAAAAATCACAGATTTAACTGAGTTAGTATCGCCAACGATTGACGATGTTTTTCCCGTTGTAGATATCGCAACGAATACGACACAAAAAGCACAACTTGGCAACTTGCCTGTGCAAACTGCGGTCACAACGGCACTTGCTACCAAACAAGCAACACTTGTATCAGGCACAAACATCAAGACGGTAAACTCAACGACATTGCTCGGAAGTGGAGATGTCGCAGTTCAAGAAACTCTTGTAAGTGGAACGAATATCAAAACGCTGAACTCAGTTTCTTTACTTGGTAGTGGGAACATCGTGTTAGCGGCTACACCAAGCGGCGTTGCGGGTGCAATTCAGTTCAGCAACGGAAGTGCGTTTGCAAGTGATGCCGCTAACTT